CTAAACCAAACAAATCAAGGTCTTCGTAATAACTATCCATTGTCAGTATCAGCAGTCACTGGTGTAACAAAAACAGTAACAGATGTAACATTTGATATTGTTAAATGCATGTCTGTTTTAAACACAATACCATCCAAAGGTATATCTACTTGATATTGATCTGCCGCACTACTAGCTGGAGTTGTAATCACAAGTTTTTGTGTACCACTTGCCCCACCATCTTTGAACGTTAGAGTCCCTGCACTAGCATGACCAACATAGTAAATAGACAATAATCTAGTTCTGCCAGACTGAATTGTGCCTGTTGATGTTAAAGTTTTTGCACCTACATCAGAGTTCATAATTTACTCCTATCTATCAGATGCAGCAAACATATAATCAATTGATGTAACTTTAGTGCCAGTAGCATTACCTGATAAAGACATTGCCGCTATTGTTAAAATTTCATCAGTTGGAATATTATCTGTGTGTGTTGCAACTAATTTTCTATTTACAAAAAAATCAACTTTTCCTGTGCTTTGACAACGAATACTTAATGTAACATCAGTATCGTTTTCCATGTCAATACCTGAATCTGTTGATGTTTCTGTACCATCTTTTTCTGTTTTACAAAGAATTGAGGCATCTCCATCATCTTTTTGAAAAACAATACGATCAGTTGCAGCTAGCATGTTTTCTGGATTTGTTGCAAAATTAATTGTAAAACCAAAACATAGATCTGTGTCAGTCACATCAGATGTTCTTACTTTAGTTTCAAACCAAAGATCTTTGTTTGCTTGTACTTGAAAGATTTCATTTTTTTGAATAGAAGCGCCATCGTTATCTGTAGTTGCCGTTGAGTTAAGATTAACTAAACCATTCAGTTGATCTGCTGCAATTGCTACAGATGCGCCTGAATCTTTTACGACAGTCCATCTGTGACCTGTGTTAGAATCAAATCCGATTCTATCAAAGTCATCAAAATACACTACGTAATCTGGGTTTTTATCAATTGGTAAATTTTCAAACCATTTCTTTTCATTGTTTTTACCTGCAAAAAGAATTGGCCCTGTAAAATGTACTCCTGCCATTTTTTCTCCTAGTTGAAAAGATATAGTCCTCTAGGGTGTCTGCCAAGTCAGTCTATATCTAGTTTATATTATCTTGGTGTTTATATTATACAAAAAAAAAGGGGACTCGTAAGTCCCCTTCTTTAGTTTTATGTTAAAAGATTTAAGCGGCTCCTGGTGAACCAAAGATACCTCTAGGATCTGAGAATCCAAAAGAATATCTTTCTCTTGCTTTAAATCTTACATTACCTGTATCAAAGTCACCTTCGATTGCAGTTTTAATTGGACTTCTAACGAACATTTTCATGCCATTAGGAGCATCTGTCATGATGAAAAAAGCATCAGTATCTGTTAAATAATGATTAACTCTATAACCCTGTGGAATCATGCCCATAGAAGCCATAGCGTTAATATCGTTATCAGCAGTACCTACTCTTTGCGGTGATTTAAGAATTCTATCCGCAGTAAACTGAAGTTCTTTTGGAATAATCAGTTTCACACCTTGCATAGCAATCTTTAATCCTCTTTCATCAACAAATGCAGCAATGTCAATTAGTGACTGCTCTAGTGATGTTTCAGATAGGTCAGCAGCAGTTGATAATTCATTTCTGAATGTACCACCAGTTGCAAGTGGGTGATCAGTCGCACAAAGCTCCTTACCATCTCCACCAGCAAAGCTAGAATTAAATGCATTATTTAATACATTTGCTGCTTTTACTTGTTTAGTATTAGCCATGGAACGTGCCAAGGCTCTTGTATAACGAGCAGCTAATCTATCGTATAGATTATCTTCAATCGCTTCTTCAGTGATAGCGAATGCCATTGCAATAGTTTCGTGAGTGTACCTTGCAGTAAAAGATTCAGTTGCTTGGTCAAAAGTAACCGCACTACCTTCAGTTTTTACTGGTGCACTACCAAAACCTGTTAGCATCACTTCTTCTTCGAAAGCTCTGTCTGATGCTTCTGATACATAGATTTCAGCATGTTCGTTTTCGTATCTATTATATTCTAAGCCAAAGAGAGCATTTAAACCAGGCTCTAGCTCTTTGACCAATTGTGATCTTGAAATAGCCATATTTTATCTCCCTTATACCCCTGTATCCCCAGCAGCGGCTGGTGGATTCAGAAAGTGATTTTGAATTCTTACCACAACATTTGTATTTGCTGTAGCAGTGTCTTCATTGTTAACATCTTGGCTTATGTCTACTGCCTGCAATGGAATTGCATTCGTAGAATCCGCAGAGCTGGTATCTAATTGCACTTTGGATATGCCTGTTGCTGTGTTCCCAGTTACGTTAGTAGTTTTGTAGCCAATGAACAGACCCGCCCTTGTAAAAGCGTCATCTGAATCAACTAAAAACAACGTATTAGGATCATCGATTACATTAGCAACAATATCACTAGCATTAATACTACCAGGATAAAAGTTACTAAATGTTGGTTTCTTCGTAGTTGGATCAGTATAAAATACACCATTAAAAACACCAATTGGTTTCACAGCTCCACTACTAGCAGTTACGTCATATCTTTCGATATTTCCTGCTGCTACTGGAACTACCAAGTCACCTTGAAATATAGCTGTTCCATAATTGGCTGCAATAGTATACCTATTCTGAGCGTTATTCCACGGAGCACCATTTAGCGATTTATAAGGTCTTAGACCAAACTTTTCACTTTGATTTGCCATAAAATATCTCCTTTAAAGGCATTAATATTACAGCGATGGCTTTTATCAAAAAATTATGATTTACGACCACCACCAAAAGTTACACGAGATTGTCTATTAACATTAATAGGCATCTCTGGTCGTTGCTCCCTTAGAATATCTTGATCCACGGCTTTTACTTGATCTGCAGTAACTTGTTGAAAATACTGCTTGCGTGACTCAACAATTTCTTGAGGTATCCTTGCCAACACAAGGCCGCCAACCCCGATTAACCCCTGATATTGACCAGATTGAATTACTGGATAATCGTGATCGCCAAGTTCATTTTTAATTTCCTCAGCTCTTACAAATTCCCAGCCTTCCCTAAGTTTTTTTGAAACATTACCTGTATCTTCTTGTCCCATAAACTCAGTTCTAATCCACCTGTGTACTGTACCTTTTGGTGCAGGGGGTGCATCCAGACTTGATGGAGGAGTCCAAGGTTTATTCCTTAATGGCTTATTCTCTTGAGACCCGCGTGAGGTTCTTTCTATTTTTTCATTCATTTTATTGCTCCTTCACGTGTTTTGCGTATTCTTCTAGTGGCACTCCTAATTTTTTGGCAATAGCCACCTGTGAACGAGTGAGTTTCACAGTCTTGCGTCCTTCCTGTTTACGCCCCGCAGAGGCAACAGTTTGAACGGGTTGTTTTTCTTTTACAAACTTTTGAGGAAAATAATCCCTCATCTTTGTGTCTATTTCATTGTAATACTCATCTGATTCTGAGTCAAACCCTTGTTCCACTAAATCCTGATGAATACCAAATGCAGCGTTAGTCATGACCTTATCTTTTCCAAACCACTCATTATCCCTAGCCCACTCTTGAGCTCTAGGACTAGCAGGGTCTGGTTGACTAACAGGTTGTTGTGCTTGTTGAACAGGCTGTTCTTTTTTTTCTGTTTCTTTTGTTTTTTGCTCTTCTTTTTGTGCACTGTGTATTTTAGCTTTTTCTTTTTCAACAGCTAATTGTGTAAGTTTATCATTAGCTTCCATAATTTTATCTGTGTCATTGTTTTCAATTGCACTTTTTAAAGCTGTTTTGACCTGTTCTCTTTGTGCATCAACTCGAGCTTCAAATTCTTTAAAGTAGCTGTCATCAACACTTGAAAGTTTTTTATCTGCTGTGTCGTATTTTTTTTGTAAACCCTTTGCATAATCAAGTGCAGCTTTTTCTCTTCGTTCAGCCTCCCTCATTTTACGAGTAAGCTGATCAATTCTTTTCTGCACATTGTCTGAAACTTGTTGTAAATTATCTTGTGTTTTTTCTTCTGTCGTTTCTTTTTGTTCAGTTTCTTTAGTTATTTCTGATTTTGTATCTTTTTTTATTGGATCGGTATAACCTAAATCAACATCAACCTTTTCAGGTTTTTCTTCAATAGGTTTTGCGTCAACAGTAACATCTTCTTCCTTTACGTCATCAATATCAAGTTCAACTTTATTGTCTTCTTGCATAATTACTCCTTAGAATAATGCGAGGATGTCCTCGGGTTTATTAATAGTGCCGATGATCTCATCATCATTTAAGATTCTGTGTTCACCGTATTTAGTTTTAAATCGAGCACCAGCATATCGTCCATATACAACAAACTGGCCCTCTTTACACCAAGCACCTGTGGGAAATTTTTGTTTATCTTCATAGCACAAGTCACCCATTTTTACGACTAAACCAACAACGGTCGTCATTTGAATAGTTTCTTGTGTTTTTTCTGATAAATATATACCACCTTTAGTTTTTCTCTTACCAGAGTAAGGTCTCACTAAAAGTCTATATCCTACAGGTTTGGGTAAAATTTTAAGATATTCCTCAGTCTCTTTCGATCCCTTTGGAATTTTAACGTCATCGCTGTCTTCAGCAAAACGTTCAGGTTTGATCAATGTCATCTACATTATCCTCTCTATTTTGCAGGTCTTTTAGATCCTGAAGCAGTGTTTCTAAAGCACTGAGCTTACCCTTAGCATAATGTAGGTTTTCAAGTTTGTCTATACCATAACAAATATGATCCTTTGTTTTCTCTATTTCCTTTTTTACATAATGTCGAATAGTTTGTAATGTCTGTATATCAAGCATGTCTTAAATGATGTTTTGGCCCAAGTTTTTTTCTATGTGTTTTACCAAATTGTTTATATCTTCTTTTTGTCTTTTTTGTGAAGGTTATTTCCCTTTTGTAAACTCTCTTTGGCATATTTTTCAACTAATATAGGATTTTTTAGCACAGGTGATCTATAATCTCTAATCTTTTTTTTTGGAAATTTATTATTATCGTGTCTTTTGTGGCGTATAAATATTCCCTTTTCCTCTCCAGTCACGTTTATCTCCCCTTGGCACAGATATCTGTTTTTGACAAGCAAAGTCACTATGTGTATTGATAACCATTTCTTCCTTATCAGTGCAAACATAAAAACATTTCACACTGTCCTCTCCAAAAAAAGGCTCAACATTTTTCTCTTTTGTTAATCTGCAAGTTACTTGATATTGATTTCTATCATCATACAACCTAGCATTACCTGCCCATTTCTCTTCTGCTTCTAACGGCATACAAACTAAATAACAGATTATACTTTGCGATATCCCCATCTGTTTTCTGAAATATCCCATACTCTACCTGTCATTTTTGGTATTTTGACAAAAAAGTTTTTCTTTAACTGTAAAATATCTTTTGTTAATAACATACTTACCTCCACCTTTAATTGTATTTTATTTTTTTATTTTGGCAATACCTTTGAGCCCGAATGATCCTGCTATCGACGCCAAAATTCCGTACGAGATCCAATCAGGACAATCGTTTTTTAGAAATAAAAAACCTTCTTTCATATACGGCTGAAGTGCAGGGATGAAGGAGGCTAAAATTATGCCAATGAACGCTAGGGTCCAGGCCTCGTCTTTCCACGAATTGTCTGATGCTCGCATAGCTGACTCATCCCAATTTCCGTCTTTCTCTATTTTTGTTTTAGTTGCTTCTAATTTTGATAGCTCAACTTGTGATTTTAATTGTGCTTTTTTTTGTTTTCCTTCGATCCAAGTTTTAGCAAGATTTGCAACTGGACCTAATATCGCTGTAAACATTATATCTCCTTTTGATAAATAATTTTATTGTCACCTTCTTCAGCAACATTAAAATTATAAGTCTTCAGCAGC